CACTTGCCACAGCTGCACCGCATCTTCTTGCTGCCCTTCTTCATACCCTTTTTCTTGCCGTTGGGCTTTTTCTTGCCACCGGCTCCGTAATGACCAGGCATGACAACTAAACAATGGGATACACCCAGTCTAACGGCCCTTGGTTGCGTATTCCAGCGTTACTTGACGCCGACTGCCCTCAGGCGACTTCCAACGCGAAAACTTGACCAGAATCGACGGGTCCAGCACCTCCTCAGGTGGCTGCAACGTCCTCCAACGATGCTCACAGTCGCGGCAAACACGGTCTCGTACTGAATCCCCCTCTTGTGACGTGTATTTCCCCAAAACACGAGTGTCGTCTGACCCACACTTGGGACAGAGGGGCGCATTCAAAGCACGAAACATCCTTAATACAGGCGGTACGTCGTAGTTCCCATGGCCTCAGGCTTGGCCAAGTTGAACTGCTGAAGCACAAGATACCCGAAAGCATCGAACGCATGATCCACTCCCAGATTTTTGTTAGGAAGACCAGTACCTGGGGCGTAAGTCAACGTCCGCAACGACTTGATCAGCTCCTTACACCGTGGATGGATCTTGACCCTTCGCGCTCCAGAAGCATCCATTAGGCCAGTGTTGACCGCTGTGATCTTGTCTCGGATTTTCCACGGTGATCTAGGGCTTTGAACCGTAAAACCACTGCGTCTGAGAATTGCGTGGTCCGTTACGCCGACGCCACTGGTCTTCCTTGCACCGCCTGTTGGGTCAGGACAAGCAATAACTCGACGATCCACCCCATACCTACGGGTCACTTCTTCCGCAAAATCCCAGGTTGTGGCCCCGCCAGTCAACATGATCTCGTCAAACACGTACAACGTGTCCTGATCTTTGACGGCGCAGATGCCAGACATGGGATCCACGTTGAAGTCAACGCCCAGCAACAGCGGTTGAATCGAAATATCCTTTGCCTCTGTTGAAATGTTGTCATCAGAAAAGCTGATGGCCACCAAACCAGTTAGGTTCTCGAAGGACGCTTCAAATTCCTGGCGGAACGTGCGCGAATCAAGCTGAGCGCGGGCTGCTTCGACCTCTTGCTTGCTGACGTTTCCTCCTTCAATCGTTGTATAGCTCCATCGTTGCCATTCGTTCGTTTCGTCGTCTGGGACATAGCACCACAAGTCGTAAAACCAGCTAGCTGTACCGTCTGGCGTCGAAATAAACAACGCCCAACCCTCCTTATCCGCCAAAGCAGGGCGAATCACCTCAAACCACACCTCCGAATCCATAAAAGCCGCCTCATCAAGCACTACGCCCGACAAACTGCGGCCACGAAGCGCCATCGCGTTCTCAGTACCCTTCAATTCGATCGTTGAACCGTTAATTAGCTCGATTCGTAGGTCGGTTTCGTTCTTCGTGTGGATCCAAACCTTCGGAACCAACTTTTTTAGCGCTCTCCACGCAATATCTTTGGCCATCCGATAAGTCGGAGCACAGTAAAAGAAGGTTTCTCCGGGTCGGTTGAGCGCTCCACGAAGCAGCTCAACGCATGAAAGATACGATTTGCCGAATCGACGACCGGCAACTAAAACTCGGAAGCGTTTGTCGCTTGAAAAAACTTGGCCCTGTGCCCATCTCAGGCTTACAGGCTCTGCTTTTGTGCTCATAGCTAGTACATTACACAGGTTTTCAACCCCTACCCCCCTTCAAATGGCCTTAGCAAGGGGTAACATCAGGGAACAGCAGTCAAATATGCAATGAATCCCGGACGCTCGCCTGATGCTGTTATAGAAGACCGTAGGCGGCGTTTGTACCGTCGGCAGTTAGACGGATTGTCTGCTCGGGCACTCGTTTACGAACACGCTGAGAAAGAACAGGTCTCGATTCCTACTGCTTGGCGCGATTGGGCAGCCATCAAAGAATGGAACGAAGAAGACTGGCAACGTGACCGCGAAAATATGCTGGCGCGTCTTCAACACATGCGTACCAAACTATTTCATCAAGCTCTGAAGAAAGGGCAGCTGCAGACCGCAAGCCAAGTTCTTGATTCCATCGGACGGGTGATTGGTGAGTCCGTCGAGACTGTCAACATTCAAGCGCCCGAACTTAAAATCTCCATCGAAGATAAGGGCGACTGATCCCCACGCTCACAACTTCAGACCCCTGCCCCCACTCTAGGGGGCTTTTTTATTACACGAGTGCTGTTAGTCAGATATATGTTTAGGTTCCCCGCTTGTCGTTACGGCAAGTGTAAATCGCTACCCTGCCCCCTGTCTGTATCGGTTGCTACAGTATTGAATATATCAACAAATGTAACAAAATCACTCTGATCGAGTGCTAGGGGATCCCGATGCCTTATACTGTAAGAGTCGAAGGGGAAGCACTAGCGCCACCCTTGACCAATGGAGAAGTCAACTGTCGCATGGTCTCGAACCGGTCTGCCGCTGCGCACCGCAAGCTTGCCATGCTTTGACACCTCCTACATACAGTCTGACAGCGATTCGCAAGATTCAGCGGCTGACCCGGGTTCGCCCCGGCAATGCCCACCACTGATTCGAGCGATTCAGCGCCCACGAGCGCCGCTATCAGCAAAGAGTAAAAGCCAACCCCACTAAATCCACCAATGGAAACTAGACGCACCACGCACTACAAAGCGCGGCAGGGCACGATCAAGCTATGGAGCAGTTCAATTCGGGTCACCGATGCGAGCGGCGACGTTGTGGAGATCGACTACGAGTCCAGTGCATTTAAGACAGCGCTCTCGGACTATGTGATCAGTTCGCTTAGCAAGACTGAACAACAGTCACTAATCGCGCTGTGCACTAATACGATCCGAGAGCGCGAGGAGCGCGAGGCAGCACTGCAAGCGGAGTCAAACTGATGACGCTTGAAACGTTCGCCACGCGGTCACTGATCGCGGTAACCCTTGCGGCTTCTGGCTGGCTGTTCTTTTATGACACAGCCTGCAACCGCACCAGCTTCACTCACAGCGGCACTCAACCTTACGTTCGGGTGATCCGCTGATGAGCTACCTAGTGCAAGTCTGGAGAGGAGTCCCTCAGTGTGGGGGACTCGGATGGGTGACCTATGGCGGTCCGGTGAGTGAGGCTAGAGCCCATCAGCTCTTAGCTTTATCTCAACGGATACGGCCACAGCATCCCCACAAGTTGGAAACCATCAGCCCCGGCTAGTCCGGGGTTCTTTTTATGTCACTCAACTCAACTTATTTCCATCTGTCGCGGGTCTCGTCCAATAAAAAGACGGGACCAATTGCAGTCACAACGACTAGCAAGAACAGCTGTTCTGCATCCTGTGGAATGCGGGATGTTTGCTACGCGGCTTCAGGGCCCTTAGCGCTCCACTGGGCTGCAGTGTCCAACGGTTCCCGCTCTAAACAATGGCGAGAGCATTTGGACGATCTGGCAAGTCTGCCGTTTGGTTCTCCTCTTAGGTTGAATCAAGCGGGTGACCTTGTGGCCAGTGTGTCCGGTCGGTTGTCTCGCGCTTTTATTGACGGGCTGTTGTCTGTCGTTAAGAGTCGCAGGCTGCAGGCTTGGACGTACACGCACCACGATCACACCTTGGGAGACAATGGCAAGCTTTTACGGCGTGCCAATCGCGAGGGACTGCGGATCAACGTTTCAACTGAGACCGAAGAATCAGCAGATCGCGCGATAGCTTCCGGTCTTCCGGCTGTCCTTGCTGTTAGCAGTAAGGAGACTAGGAAAGCCTGGAGAACGCCAGACCGCAACTTAGTTATGGTCTGTCCCGCTCAGGTACGGGATACAGACTGCAGCCGTTGCATGCTGTGCCATAAGCGTGGCTCAAAAGTGATCATCGCTTTTCTCGCCCACGGCTCCCGCAAGTCCCGCGCCAATCAACAGCTGACAGCCTGACATGGTCAAAATCGAATTTGAAACCGGAAACGCTGCATTCGGTGAAACCGACTGCGAAACGTTTCAGGGGATCGCTTCAGTTCTAATTGAGCTACGGCGCAAGATGCAATCTGAAGCGGCAAATGATGACGGCGGAACCCGTTTAGGGAAGTGGATTGAACCAATCCGCGACCCTAACGGGAACACAATTGGCAGTTTCACTTATGTGGAGGATTGATGGAACAGTTTGAAACTGTTGGTGCCTGGATTGCTGCCAGTGATTCAGACACCGAAGCGCTTCTGAAACGTGTTGTCGCAGATATTGCGGCAGACCAACTTAAAGAAGCAAGGCTAAGACGGCGTCAACGTTTGGAGGAGATCAACCATCCTCCGGACTGCGGCGTTTGGAACCTTACCGACCGCCACTAGTTTGGCGGTCTTTTTATTATGTCAACCCATGAATTCACAGCCGCAGACTGTACCTGGGCAGATCTGCACTTTTCAGACCTTGGGGAAGCTCGAGAGCATCTCGACAGTCTGATTCAGACCAGAAAAACGCTTCAAAGCTTGCGACGGCTTAAAGCTTCCGCATTGTCTGACGCTCCAGATATTGACGTGGCCCCGTACGACCGGGGCATTGCAGAGCTGGAGAGTCAAGAGGAGGAGCTGGCGGCATTAGTCGCTGAATGCTCTATGAATGCATTATTTGACTGAGCCCCTAACGGGGCTTTTTTTTATGCGCTGAGCCGGATCAAACACTCCTCAGCGCGACAGTCTTCCAGCTTGGCTCTGACCCAATTAAGGCGACCAGCGACTCGACGGCCATCATTGGTGTCTTTGTAGCAGTGGAGGGCTTCAAGCAGAAGCATCCACTCGTCAGCACAGAAATGAATGGTCTTAGTTGGTTCAGCCATGAATGGATTTGTTGCCTTTGGTGGATTGTTCCTGTAAGATTTTAACCAGTGGAGTCAAGCCCCGCTTGCTCCGCTCCAATCCCATCATCCTATGAAACGTTCCAATGAACAGAAGGAGGCGCATCAGCAACACGCCAAGCGCCTTTTAGATCTCGGGTTCCGCAAAGCCGATATATCGGCCACGCTCCAACGCAAGTACCATCTCAGCCGCGCTACGGCGTACCGTGACGTGGATGAGGCGGACCAGTCTCGCGAGCTTGAAGATCTAACGATCGAAGCGGATCCCGTTCCAATGATCAGCCTGGAAGATCGTGACGCTCTTATGCGCATGACCCGCCAGATGCTGATTGACGCCTACACCGACGGCAACGTTCAAGACTTCTCTCGTCTTGTCCGTGAATACGAAAGGCTTGCCCGTATGGGTGGCCTGTCTCAAAAGTTCTGAGACGTTTGTCTCACACCGTTCCAAACCAATGACTCAAAAGTACGAACCCCAGTCACACGCAGCTGCTTTGTCCATTGCGTTGCTTCTGGCGATTAGAGCCACAAGCGATGAGAAAGCAGCAGAAGCTCAAGAACTGGCAAGCACGATTGCTTACCAGATGAACGATGAGGTGCAGTTTCACGCTGTAAAGGATTCAGTCGAAGCCTGCCTCGCCTACTTCACCGGAGAACCCGCATGACTTATTTTCCCAATCGCCTCACCAGCTCCACCGCTCCAACAACATCCGATTGGCAACCTGTCACCCGGTACACCCGTGCTAGTGCATTTGGCAGGTTGATCAAATGTCCACACTGTGGAACTGAAGCTCGCGTTTATCACTTCTCTTGGTGTGCTGTGACATGCCAAGGCTGTGACCGCATGGTGGACAAGTACTCCTTCACCACAAAAAAATGACCATCATCCGCAACGAAGATCCAAACGAGCTTCTCGGCTTTGAACTTGATCCCTGGCCTCCCTTGTCAGACGAAGAGATCGAAGAACGAGAACGGCAAGCGGAATGGGAAGACTTCTTAGCTTCCATTCCTACTGCCGCTGAACGCAACCCCAACCTCAAATGATCACCCGCCAAGACTGCGACCGCTCCATTAACCAACTTCTCTGTCTCATTCTTGGAGCAGAAAAGTCCAAAGCCTCAAACCATTTCAGCTACAAGCCCGCAGACCGCATTGAGTTCTGCTTCCAGCTCGTCCAGCAGGAGATAGAGCAAGTTGTCCGCACTGCCGATCCAAAAGCCTTGCAGAAGGGTCTCAGCGATGCTCAACGTCAGCTCTCCAGTCTCCAATCCCTGAAAACCCTTAACCAACTCATTCAAGAGGTCGAGTGGTAACCATGTCCCGTTTTACTCCTGAAACCAAAGCACAAGCGGATGTCTTCGCCGCTTTCCTTGACGCTGTAGGCATCGAGTGGCGCTACCAAAGCACCTACTTCGATGATGAGGTTTGTGTTCATTGCTATGGAAATAATGAACGCGCCTTGATCATGAGCCCAGTTCAATTTATAAATTGGGCAACCTATTGGTTTACTCCCAACAAAGAGGAGTTTCAAGCCAAGTTCCAATCACACGAGATTGAAGAGGACGACGACGAATGAGCACCAAACTCAACGGCAACAAGTTCTCACCTGCTGGTTCCCGCGTTCCAACAGATCTTCTGCCTACTGCTATCCGTTATGAAGCAGCTCGGGCAGTCATCTTTGAACAGTGGGGCAACTTTGTCCGCGCCAATGATTGCCTGCGCTTAAAGCGGTACTACGAACGTAGAGCCATGGAAGAGTGCATTGATCCAACAACCAACTAACTGACCATCATTTCAAACCATGTTTGAATCAAAAACAGTCACACGCGAGGAACAAACCCTCGTTATCGATGATGCTGAAATGATTGGCATCATGCCCGCTGGAGGTGAAGACAGCTCCTTTGTTATCAACTTCAAAATGGAACGCGAAGGTGTAGAAACTCACCTTCATGTTCACCTTCATCGCTCTCATATTGAAGCGATTAAAGGCGCACAGGTTCTCACCGTTCCACAGCTCCGTGCTGTTCACGCTAAGGCTGCTAAGGCAGAGGAGGTCTCGAAAGAGTCCCCAAAGCCTCAAGCGGAGGTCGTTGAAATCCCTAAAAACACTCCGCTGACTATCGAAGGCAAGATCACAGTCCTTGAGCCTGGCCCTGCTGAAGATGTCAACTGGAAAGATCCCAAGCTCAAAACACCACCAAAACGTCAGCAAGAGTCTCGTCGCCTCACTAATAGAGAGGTCGAAGAACTAATGCACCAAGTGTTTCGGTGGTTTGGACGCTGGAGACACAACAAAGGACGCAACCGTTCCAATGCTTCCTTAGATCGATACTTGCACGTTCAACTGCCCGCACAATTTGGCATTACTGCCGATGTTGCTAAAGGCATTTACAGAGGTGACAAGTACCGCTCCATCACCACTGGTTATCGCAATCAGTGGGGGATCTTCATTCACAACCTGAAGAAGAGTGGTATCGAAAACCAGTTGCCTAGTTACTTGAGGGCCAAGTATGACTCTTAGGCCCAAGGCCAACTTAGCTCTACGTCTCCTAGCCACACATCTGGATCGTTCACATTGATTGGACGCTCCGCTACATAACCTCTAAACAGGCGTTTCATCTCTTCCGGTGAGACGCCTGCTTTTTCTGCTGCAACACAAACGTTGCACTTACCCCGATACAACAAATCAAATGCCTCCTCCACTACATAACCTCTCCACTTAACAACATCTCCTTATACAAGTTGTTTCGCTCTGTCCATCGAGCCTCACAACCTCTCATCTCCAGCTCCGACAGCATTCGCAACTGAACATTGCCGTTTGGCTTCGCAATAACTACCGCTCCAGCATTGACACGAATCCCAGCTCGTTCTCGTAAAGCCAAGCTGTAAGCACCGAGCTGATCCTGATGATCCTTTAGCCACGCTTCTGGTTTGTCAGTCCCACGGCTCGTCGTCTTGAAGTCACAGATCGTCAATCCCAATGGTGTGTCAATCAAAGCGTCTGCCGTTCCAGCAAACCCTTCGTCACTGCTGACACTGAACTCACTAGCATGAATGGCCGTTACCGTGCCACTCACCAACCAGTCGGATAAACCTCTGGCGTACTCACGGGCTGGCCACGCC